CTCAAGAGATCCTTTGTACATTTTAGGCGCACAAGCTACATAGTTAGAATATGCATATTGACTAGCAGATTTTGGCCTTACCATATTTTCTCCTAATTTCCATTGAAGCATAATATTAGTACCCATAACCATTACACCATCATACCAAACATCAATTCTTTTAGTTACTTTCTCAAACCCTCCTTCATCCATCATTTCCTGTGGCGGATTAAACTGATCGTCTTTTTGAACTACCCTAAATGTTCCGTCAGACATTTTCTTTTTCTTGTAAACAAAAGAATGAGTTGTCTTATAATTAAAATAAAGTAAAGTAGCGGTATCTTTAGAAAACATACTGTTATTGTATGCCGCTGCACCATCATAATAATTATACCATGATTGGCTATATTTAGAAATTTCACTTAAATCCTCATTTGTTAATGTAGGATCAATTTTTATAAGCTCCGTTATTGGAACTGTTTTTATTTCACCCCAATAAAAAGTGTCTTTAAAATAAGGATCTTCAGTATAGCTATAAACAACGTTTGCTGGATCGCAATACTCAACCTTCACACCATCTCCAGGGAGAAACATATGTTTACCAATGCCAATTCCTAAAGTAGTAATATCAAAATCAATTCTTTTTCTGCTTTCGTTGTAGTGATTAGCAGACAATATAGTGTCAATAGCAGTTTCTTCAGCTATTTCAATAGCTGGCTTGTAATTCATTTGCATAAAAAGCTCTAGCTCCTGATCAGTTTCAGGTAAATCATCTTCCTTTGTTTGAAAAGCATCAACCCCAAAGTCAGTGTTTATCTGTTGCAACAACGGTTTTGCAATCATATCGCTTTGAATCATTTCTTGAAACTGATTTCTTTTTTCAGCAGACATAGCATCTTGAGCAGTAGCCTTTATTTTAAAAAGTCTATCGTTCATGCCGTTAACAACAATATCTACAAATTTAGGAATAATAGGAACTGGTGTCCAGTCTAAATTTAAATAAGACAAATCGCCATCAACAGAAATTTCATTTTTATATTTTGCAATAGATTGTTTTCCGCGAGCATAAAGTCTTAATTTATTAAATTCTGCCCATTGAGAATAAAATCTACAAGACCCTCCATCTCTTCTAAACCATTCATATTGTATTGCTTGTCCTATTTGCAACCCATACTCCATAGTGTCTTTTACCGAATCAGAAGCAAATTGATCTGGAAAGGCAGCTGAGTTAACTTGTATTTTTACGTCTTTCATTTATTTAAGTAATTGACTAATAGAATTTTTATTGTTATATCTAGCAAAGTTAATGCTTATTTTGGATTTTTCTTTAGCTGGCGTATATAGGTGTTTTTGATTAGCCATTATTGCTAAACCTGAACTAATAGAAGCATCAAATTTTGTTCTATTGTTTATATCAAACTTTGCCCAATCTTCTAATGTTTTTTGAAAATACATTATTCCCATGTCATCAGGATCTCTATAATTTCCTACTAAATCTAAACCGATATGTTTTTCTATATAAGATTCTATAGCAGAAGCATGAGATTGTTTCACATCCTCACTAGAATTAGGTATTCCACCCAACTCTCTTTCTGTTTTAGAAAGCTTATTAAATGTTTTGTCTGGTCTATTTATACTAAAAGCTCTATAACCCCTGTTTTTAAAATGATATAATAATCTTGGTTTATTGTTTTCACATAAAATAGGCATTCCATAAAATATACAAGCCATCAAAACTTCTTCAAAAAATATCTCTGCCGTTTGTGGTCTAGCAATATATTCTAAAAAAAATTGATTACTAGGAGCCGTATCCATATTAAACTTAGTCATTCCATGTAAAGAACCATTAGATCCCTTACCAACAACAACACCTGAAATATCATATGAATCACAACCAAAAGATCCAATATGTTCATTTCCAGGATATTTTTTTCCGTTCTTTACAACAACATGATTCCTTAATGTTTTTTCTGGTATCCAAGTTACAAAAAATCTACCTCTTTTATCAGGTGTCCAAATAACCCTTGTATCTTTAACACCATTGTGCCAAGAAAATGAGCCTTGAGTCATATGCTGCTTTATCATCAAAGAATCATTATAGTCAATTTGTTGATATATCTTAGTAAGATTAAACAAAGATTGTTTGCTTTCATCTCTAAAAGCATGAGATTCTGTTCTAGGAAACTGCCTGTAAAATTCATTTAACGCATCTGGATCATTAGACAAAGAATCCACTTCGTTTTGCCAGTAATCAATAGCTCCTTGAGTAATCATCTCCCCATCTATCCCCGTTACAGGTTTTTCAGGAGTATTAAAAACAGGCATTCCATACCTGTCAATAAAACCTTCCATGTTCCATTCCATAGGAATAAAAAGCGAATATAACCCACTTTTAGTTTGACCATTTGAGTTGCGTTTAGTAACATCAGAATCGTAATAAAGTTTTTTAAAATTAGCGCCACCTTTATCTAAAGCATTTGATGTTGATCCCATCATACACTTACCAATAATTTTACTACCTAATCGCAAACACGTTTTAGTAATACCCCAGTTTTTTATAATACTATTAGGTTTTTCCCATTTTCCACTTTCATCATGAATTAACAATTTTAATTTTTCACCATCATAACTGTTATCCCCTGTGTTTTTCCAATCAATAGTTGTATCTAAACCCTCAACTTCATCAACATCTTCCTCATACATATTTTTTTTAGTAATTTTAGAAGCAGGAACTCTATAAGCTAACTCTGTTTTTGGTTTATCCATACCATCCTGTATGGGTTTAAAGAAAAAGGGATAATTGTTAGATATAGGAACTACCTTATCAGTAAACATTTTTTTAGCATCAGCTCCTGTTTTAGAAAGAATTCCTATTCTAGCATCTTTAGTTATTGTGCCAATATTAGCGCACTCTTCACTTCCCATGTAGGAAAACCCAGATCGTCTAATTTTTAAGTAATCATTCCCAAAAGATCTTTTATCTGCCTTGCAAGCTTCCCAGTGAATATAAAATATTCTGTTTGCTTCCCTAAAATCAGGAAGTCCTACATCTATTTTTGTATGCTGAAGATACATCCAGTGAGAACCAGTTATATATGTTGGAACTCCATTGTTTTTAAACCAATAACCTTTTTCTCTGTAATCAAATTGTTGCTCTATATAATCAACCCATTGATTTTTAAAGCTAGAAGAAGTATTGTGCCATTGAAAAATAGATTTTATTTTACTTAAAGGTTTTGGTATTTCTTGAGCCTTCCAATATTGCTCAGAAGAAACTTTACTTTTTACATAAATGTTTTTTTCTAATTTAGGCAAAGCTATTCTTAATCCTTGAATAGAAATAATTTCTCCTATTTTTCCAGATTTAGAAATAACAACAACATCGTATTTTTCATTGTAACCATAACTCCAAGATTTAGCTTTATTTTTAGTAGCTAAAACATTGTTAGGAATTAGATTTAAAATTTTAATGTATAAATTATTTTGATCTTGATTCGGCAAATCCTTTTGGTGCGTTATTTGTTTTATTATCAATTCCTTCTATTTCATCCTTTTCCTCTTGAATTCTTTTTAATATCTCAAAAGCATCAAATATAGCTAATTTTTTAGTTGCCGCAGCATTTTTTAACTTGTCAGCAGCCAGCTCATCATCTTCTCCATATTTTATAATGTGTTCTTCAGCAACTTTAATTAACTGTTGAACGGCTTTTTCTCCTGCTTTTATAATTTGAAGTTTAATTTTATTTACATCCATTTTAATTAAATTTATAAAACATTACAAAAACTTTTCTTCCTTCTTTCCAACCCTCATTTGGGTATTTACTATGAAAATAATTTGCTGGATAAGAAACTAATCTGTTTGGCTCATAGTCAACAACTGTTCTTAAACTCCATTTGTCTAAATTATTTGAATCTACTTTTATTAAATTATCATACTCTTCATTAGTGCAATTATTAAAAAGTTTTTTTCCGTAATAAACATGATCCCAAAAAGCAGTTCCATGAGTGTCAGTTCTTTTTTTAGGAGAAAGATAAAGAACTAATGCTCTATCTGGTTTTTGGCCATTAACAATTAAATCAGAATGTATTCTCCAAGAAGTATCAAGTTTATCTGTTGCTACCCTAAAAAAAGATAAAATGTTTGTTAATCTTCTTCCTTCAAATTTTTCTAATTTATTTATTACATAATTATTAATTTTTTCATTTGATTCCTGAACATAAAAAAAAGAATCACCTACATCTACTGGATTAAATTTACAACTATTTATACTGTTATTGATATCTTCAAAATCATCTAAACTTAAAAAATTATCTTCGATATAAATCATAAAACAACCGTAATATTATTAGTAAACATCCTGTAAAGTAATTCGTCATCAACACGAAACTCATATTCAGAATCAGGTTGATATAAAACAACATCTCCAACCTTTACTCCCTTGTTTAATAAATCTTGATTTATGTATTTTACTGTTCCAGTTAATGGCTCGTATTTAGAATTTTTTCTAAGATAACTATCTTGGGACTCTAAAGGTTTAATAAAACAATACTTATCATAACCCATCCATCCGTTTTTATTTTTGTACATATAAAATTGATCTGGATCTACAAGAAACAAATCATCTTTAAAAAAACTTTTACCGCTTTTTCTGTTACCGTACATGTCGTTATAAAATTTAAAAACATTATGGTGAACCAAAAGAGTATCGCCCTTTTTTATTGGGCCGTTATAATTAATAGGAGTAGAAACAACTATTCCAAATCGATTAGAAGAGCTGTGATCTTCTTCAGAAGAGCTTGTAATAAAATTTTTGTTTCCGTATTTTTTTACATTATCATATCGTCTACCCCTTTTAGGAGTGACAATAAAACTATAGGGAGATTGCATTAAATTAAATTTAATTTATATTGAACTATCTTCAGTTCTTTCTATTGGTTCATGGTGAAATACATTTTCTTTTTCCCTGTCTTCTTTTGACATTCGTTCCCAAAGTATATCTTTCCAATCTTTTTGTATTGTATTTTTCATATTAAAAATTAATATTGTACTCTAAAGATATAGGTAATGTAGTTCTAAACTCTTTCCAAAGCACAACTTCATCTCCTTTTATTATCCATATTTTATACGAATCTTTATCGTAAATAATGTGTTTTATAAAATAAGATCCTCCTAGAACATTTTGACCAACAATATAATGCATGGCATTAGATTTGTAATCAGCTCCTATAGAAATTTTTCTTATATCCATTTTTATATTGGGTAACTTCTAACCTCAACCCACACCGTTGATCCTGCAAAATCTTTTGCAACACCCACCCCTGTGGCTGAAAGGTCAAAATTTTGTATTCTTATTTCAGTAGTAGATTTTCTTTCAGCAACTGTGCTTTCTGGATAGCTTCCAGATCCAGCTCCACTTGGAGCAGCTGTAACGTTTGGATTATCTACAATACACATTACATATCCTGCCACTAAACCAGCAGATGGATTTACAGCTCCATAATCTCCAGTGCCGTTTTTTATAAAAGTCCATGTTCCTCCAAAATTATTTACAAAAGCGCTGCCAGTTAAAACACCAGCCGTAACACTTAAATTAAAAACAGCAATTAAAGGACTACCTGCATTACTCCCATAATTTGGTATACTAAGTGTACCTCCTACTAAGGTTGCTGGGCCAGAGGTTAATCCAGTAGAAACAGTAAGTCCTTCCTCATACAAAGGAATATTTAATGTTGTTCCAACTAAAGTAGCAGCTCCAGCTGTACCGTTTGTTGTTAAAGTTAATGGGCTATAAGGTATTGTTAAAGTATCACCAACAAGAGTAGCTGCACCCGATCCACTAGTAACAAGAGTTATAGCACCCTGATATTCAGGAATATTTAATGCTCCAGATACAAGAGTTGAAGCACCACTAGTGCCATTTGTAGTTAAGCTTGTTACAGGAAGAGTGGAAAAACCAACATTAATATCATTTCCTATAAGAGTTACACTAAGTCCAGGGCCAGCAGTAATATTAACTGCTCCAGTTAAGGCATTCAAAGAACTAACACCGCCACTTCCACCTGTATAAACAGGTATGTTTAACACACCATTAATAAGAGTTGAAGCGCCAGAGGATCCATTTGTTGTAAGACTAAAACTACCGCTATCAATAAAATCTTTTAATTGAGATATTGTACACGATTTAGTCAACAAACTATCGCTAGCATCGGTTAATATAACATAGTCTTTTGAATTAAGACTTGAAATAATAGGATATGCCGATGTGTTGCTAATTTTTGCCATTGTAGTTTATTTTTGTTTTTCTGGATCTTTTACCTCTCCAGTTTGTATATTAATTATTGCGTTTTTTCCAAACTCTTCTGTTAAAACTTTTTCTTGCTCACTAAATCTTTTTTGTATATCGGCAAGTAAAACAATTAAAGAGGCTTTTTTAATTTCGCAATCAGCAATTTCTGTTTTTGCATTATTAAATTCTTCTTGTAATCCTTGTAAAGCACCTAGCTGTGTTTTGTTTAATTTTTTTGACATTTGATTTAATTTAATTAACAATTAATAATCAACAAATATACGCAAAACATTTTATAATTTTTATTTTGTATCTTTATTGACATGAAAAAAGGTAATGCCATTTACAGGCCAAGGCTTACGGAAGAAGAAAATACAATAATAAACAATCACAGAGCATTAAAAGTAGAGTGTGATACCAACGGAATACCAATAAATAACGTAAATCATTATTGGTATAAAGGTAAAAGCTTTTCACTTCATGTAAAAAACAATGGTATATCTTTAGACAAAGTAAGAAAAGATATTATAAAGGCAATGGATAAGCACTCTCCTTCTTATCCTAAAATTAAAAGAAAAAAACAACAAGATCCACACCTATTAGTTATTGATCCAGCTGATATTCATATAGGGAAACTAGCCTCTTCATTTGAAACAGGTGAGAAATATAACTCACAGATAGCAGTCAAGAGAGTAAAAGAAGGTATACAAGGAATACTTGAAAAGTCTAATGGTTTTAAAATTGATAAGATATTATTTGTAGGTGGTAACGATATACTTCACATCGATGAGCCACACAGGAAAACAACAGCAGGTACACCACAAGATACGGATGGTATGTGGTATGAAAACTTCCTTACAGCAAAAAAGCTTTATGTAGATGTATTAGAAACATTAATTGCAGTAGCAGATGTTCACTTTGTTTACAACCCAAGTAACCACGATTACATATCAGGATTCATGTTATCGGATTCTATACAGTCTTGGTTTAGGAAAAGCAAGAACATTACATTCGATTGCTCAATAGCCCATAGGAAGGGTTTTAAGTACGGTAATAACTTAATTGGAACAACCCATGGAGATGGAGCTAAACAAGCTGATTTACCCCTTATAATGGCTAATGAGTTCTCTCGGTGGTGGGCAGATACAAAGCATCGTTATGTTTACACACACCATATACATCACAAGTCTAGTAAAGACTATCATGGTATTACAGTTGAGTCGTTAAGGTCGCCAAGCGGATCTGATTCCTGGCATCATAGAAAAGGTTATGGTGTTGGTGGAATAAAAGCTGTAGAAGGATTTATACACTCAATGGAACATGGACAAGTAGCAAGATTAACACATATATTTTAGTCATAAACCCTTACCTCAAAAGAGGCATTAACTAAATAGTTGTCTCCAGTAGAAACAACTATTTCTACCTCATCATTAGTCACCCTTTCCCATCTAATGTTGGTTGATATAGTTGGGCTTAAACCGTTATTTAAAAATGCTATGGTCTTGTTAATAGGGAAAGTTGCTACAATACCAGGAGCAATTAGATTATATATTCCTGCCTGTTGTCTTGCCCATGGATTAGGAGTAATAGGTATTCCTAAAGAGTTTTCTAAAACTATTGGTACAGGAGGATTAGTTCCAGATTGGTTTAATAGACAAACATAACTTTTATACGAGTTCCCTGCTGGTATATCTGTAGTTAAAGCTAATGTGCCGCTTGAAGATGGCCATTGTAAATCAATGTTGCTAGATAATGACGCGTTAGGGGTTATTGAAGTTTCGTTATTCGAAGCGTCATTAAAAGTTAATTGACTAGGTAGCACATCAGTATATGATCCATCTGCTAAAAAAACAGTTTTAAATCTTTTACCACTTATAAGGCTGGTAAAATCGGAGGAAGTTATGGTTAGCTCGTTATTACCCCATGTCCATAAAGCATCCGAAGGGCTTGCCTGGTATGTATTACCGTTTGTTATAGCGGTTTGCAAAGTAAACTCTTCATTTATAAAAGTTTTTAAACCTTCAACCGTAATATTTTTAGTCACATCAGATGGCGTACCATTCGCTTCGCTAATAATTATTTTGTCATCCGAATTAGGAGAAACAACCGTATATGTGCTAATTTTTGCCATTTATTTATTTTTTGTAATTGTTATTTTGTCTGCTATTTTTTCAGCACTTCTACCCACTACATATCCACCTATACCTATTTGAAGCAAAGTCCAAAATTCTCCTTCTAGTATTGGTATTGGCCATCCAAATAAAGGAGCAGCAAACTTATTGTATATAACAATAAATCCAAAAGACAACATAAGAATTGGCCTCCAACTTCTTTGCAACCAGTTACCTTTTGCCTCTGCTATGATAATATCTGTTTGAAGTTTTTGAAGTTCTAGTTCTTTTTCTTTTAAAACTTGCATTATTTTATTTCTTGCAGCAAGCCGTTCTTCGTCAGAAGTAAACAGGTTGTCAATCACTTTACCAATGTCTCCAATTACATTGGCTCCAAAAAATTCTAGTATTTTTTTCATGCTTAAAGATATGAATTAAATATTGTTATTGTTGTGCCTTTTTCTTGCATATCAGACAAAGCTGAATGAAATCTATCAAGAGCATCTTTACTTGCTAAAGTGTCATAGTATCCATCTGAATTTAACTCACCAAGGTATGTGCCTGGTGCAATGCATCCGTTTATTTGATCCCACATATTAGCGGAATGAATCTTACACTCTGATCTGTTTGGAACATCTTTTAATTCCCAAACCATTCCAAATTTAGGACTAAGCTCCCATACTAAAGGATAAGTTCCTGTTGGCACGTTAGATACATTTTGCTCATTATTACGATCTCCTCTTTCTATGCAAGGACTAATATATATAGGCTGTCGAAATTTATCTAAAACAATTAAAGATCCTGTAGATTGATTTTCATCCATCCACACTCTTTGCAAAATTACGCGCTTAATCATTTACTTTCTATTTCTTAATTTTACCCACTTGGTTACAGTGTATCCAATTGTCACTACTAATAAAATAATTTTTAACCAAACCTCAAGGTTTGTGAATGTAGTAACCCCCATTGTAATTGCGTTAATTGCGTATATTTTTAAATCTGTCATTGCTATATTTTTCATTTTATTTTTAAATTAAGGAGTTACCCATTTGATACCTCTAACTTTTAAACCTGTACTTTTAATATATGAAACAAACTCAATTGGAAGACCTGCTTTGCCACCAAAGGCATAGCCAGGATTACCAGCTAAAGTTGTTTCTGTAGAAGTCCAGAAATTAAGAGCAAACCCAGATGGATCATTTGAGCTATTTAAATTATCGCCTCCAATATTTATAAGTCCTGCATTAATTTCCACATAATTTTGTTGAATTTCTTCATGCTCGTCTTTTGAAGGAATGCTATAATTAGGAAGCCATTGCCTAACAATATACGCTGCACTAGTGGTAAGCCAAGGGCCACCTGATAAAGCAGAAATAATTGTATCTGTGTTTGTAGGCCCTGTTCCTAAAGCCGTTAATGAAGCTCCAGTATCAGGCGGAAATCCACCCGTATTAAATCCATCCCAAGCTGCATCATCTATAGTTCCACCGCTAGAATCTCTATTATACCAATATTTACTCACTACCAAATACTGGCCATTAACTGTGGTTGTAGAAGCAACAACACCTCCAGCTAAAGGATCGCCCACTTCGTAAACAATAGGTTCTCTCCTGTTATTAAATAATATAGCATTTCCAATACCAATCCCTAAACCCATTATTATATTTTTTTATATTACCAAAGAGCAACAATATTAGTTGCTGTAGTGCCTGTGCTGTACACACGAAGTACTTGAACAGGCATAAAAGTTCCTGTTGCTATTGATGCAAATTTAACATCATTTCCTCCTGCCGTAAGAACCCTTATGTCACCCGTTCCTCCAACATATAATACACATCCATTATTTCTTTGTTCAGGAGATGTCGAAAGACTCGGTATGTCTAAAGTATCACTAGGGACTACTACTGATGCATTTGATACTTGTAATTTTTGATATGCCATAATTATGATTCTTTAGGTGGATATATTTTTTGTAATTCTTTAATAAGAGCTTCTTTTTTTTCTGCCATCGCTAACTTTTTTTCTTCCTTTGTCTTAGGCATTTTACCTGTAAACGGAAGGTCTGTAGGAACACCCTTTGGAGGGACTTTGCCTATAAATTTAAGAGTCTTACTTGCGTATGGCAAGTTCTTAGGCTTGTCCTTAACATCAATTACAATCTCTGAATATTCTAAATCTTTTGTTGCATCGGGTGCAGGAAAATCATCTCCCTTTACTTCTCCTTTTTTTACATCTCCTACCAATACTTCTTCTGGCGCAGCTTCCCCTTCGTATTTGTATTCTACTTTAAAGGTTGCATCTATTGGTTTAAGGACTGTTCCTTTAACGTCTGTTACTTTTATTAGTGTTTCTTCCATTTTTTAAGCTATTGTAAATTCTACAGTTGTTCCTTTTTGAACAATAAAGTCCATGTCCACATATACATCGCATTCAAAATTTGCAGCATCTGCTGCAACAATGTACATTGCATTAAACTCTATTGGAAATGTTGGTATGTTCTCTTGATTAATATAAAATATTCCCGTAAGAGGTCTTGCTACTTCAGTCGCATCGTCAACCATTGCTCCAAAGTTTAATGGGTTATTAGTATACCCACCAAAACCACCGAAGTCAACAGCCTCAATATTAGAGCGATTGCTTATAAAAAATATATTACCAGCGCCCACCTCAATAGAACCAATGGCAACAACGTGTGCTGTTGCTTCGGGCGTTAAAGATGTAACACATTTTAAATTATAAGAATCATATTCAACCCCACCTAAATTATATGTGGCGGCTAACTTAGAGACTCCTGCTAATTGTGCCTGCGTGCCTACGTCTAATGTAGTGGCTCCAAAAGTTCCACTCATTAACTCTTCGTAAGTATATATTTGCCTTTGACTGTTTATTAATTTTGATGATCTCTCAACTAAATCTACCGAGGGATTAATTCCTACAAACTGTTCATTACTTGATGGTACTGCCATTCTTTTTATTTTTTATATTTTATTTTTTATAAGGAAACACTCTATTAAGAGTGTCCTGTCTTTTATTACACCCACAATCTTTTCCAGTTGTGTTTTCGTAAGCTTTTGCAACACGATCAGCGCCAACAGATTTAGCTATTTTAGCTACAGTGTCTCCTAACCCTTTTGACTTTAATGAGGTTACTGTTGTTTTCATTATTTACAATTACAATTATTAGATTTTCCAAAACAAGTAGTGCATGTATAATTCTTAAACATTAAATAATACATTAAAGAATTCCATTCTTTTTTTAAAAAATGCAAAAACCTTTTAAAGAAATTTATTTTTTTATTTTTCTTACTCATTTCTTGTTTATTTTTCTGAATGTTTTAGCCAGGTTGTATCTTCTTGACCCTTTAGGACAAGATGAACTTCCAAACTTAGAACCAGTACAGGGTTTGTCTCTACGCATTCCCTTGGTTGCTTTTTTTATCCAATTGTTTGCCAAAATATTATTTTAAATGATCGTGAGTTTTCCAACTAGAAGCATGTCTGTAAGACATTGATTTGTCAGCACCGTAAGAGTGACCATACATTTTTTTAGACATTGCTTTTGATTCATCTCTTCGGTCTTTCATCGATTGAGATTTTTTTCCGTTTCTAGAACCTAAAGATTCATCTAGTCTATCGTTATAACCTTGTTTCATGATAAATGGTTTTAATTATTAAACATTTTAAAAACCAAAGATACAAATAATAATAATTATCATTTTTGGTTTAATTGAATATGACTAAGCAATTCTTTTTTAAGATAGTGTGGGCCATAAATTTTTGTTGATACCCGACCTGCCAAAACCAGCTTTTTTAGCTGCTCTATATTCTTCTCTTTCCAAAACTCTTTTAGATCGTCTCTTCAATTTTTCAGATCGGTCTAATAAACGAGTTTCTTTTCTCATTCTGCCCTCATCTAAAGCAATATCAGCTTTTTCACGAACATTTTTTGACCTGGCCATTATTCTTTCAGACCTTGTTTTTTTCTTTTTCATAAATTACTTTTTAGATTTTGCCCCTACACACTTCCATCTTTTACGAGACAAATTGTTTGGAGTGTTAGGATCGTTTTGTTTCTTTTTAGATAGTCTTCTTTTTATTCCTAAACTTCTTGCACAATAAGAATCACCTTTAGATGTTCCTGGTCTCACTCTAGGGCCACCACCTCTGGCGCTTCCTGATTGGCCATAGCTCACCCTCTTCCCTGAAGGGGTAATTTTAACTTTTGCTTTTCCTTTCCTTGGTCTTGGCATTAATAACCTGTTTCAGTCATTTTTGTGTTAGGATTGTTTTTTAAACTTCCTCCCATTGTTTTAGAAAAAGTATGCGCTTGTGCTTTCCCTACTGCATTGTATGGAAATGTTTTCTTCATTGCCTTGCCTGTATCTGGGCAACTATATTTTACGGTTGGCATAACTTATATTTTTTTAGTCTTACCTCTTCGAGTTAACTTTGTTTTTGTTTGTGCATTGAAATTTTTGTTTAACTGCGCTCTTCTTTGAGCAGCTGTTAATCTTACTGGTTTCTTTTTCGGAGTTACCATAGTTTATAATTTAATTAATTAATAATATATTTACAAATATAACAATTTAAATTAATGAAGACCAAAGGTGTAACTCAAAGAAAAAATACAAGAAGAACTTTACCAGATCATGACTTTTTAAAATACTGGAGGGTAATAAGATTTTGGGCGCAAAAAAAATACAAGTTAAGTTATCCAGATTTAGAAATGATGTTTTTTTTGTATAGTGAACAAATTTTTAATAAAAGTCAATTTAAAGAGTACGAAGAGATTATGTCTTGGGATCAAGTAAGGTTTAGTAGACTGCTCAAAGATAAATGGATTCAGGTTTGGAGAAAGAGAGAAGGAAACGAAACTACTTTATACGAACTTAGTTATAAGGGTAAAAGAGCAATTAACAATATATATAAAAAACTAAACGGAGAAGAGATATCAGAGTCAGAGTTTTCTAATCCGTTGTTTCATTCGGATCCTTCTTATGTAGAAAAAGTTAACAGAAACATGATTAAAAAAATAAATCAAGAAACAAAAAACTCAACCGATTAGGTTGAGTTTTTTTTACAAAATTTAATCAATAATTATCTAATCAAAATAACTTAATCAAATATACAATATTTATATAACTATAACCACATCTCTTTCTTGAATAATAGTAAGTGGTGTTTCGTCTATAATTAAAGTTACCCCTGAATTTTTGTCGTAATAAATAAGATCGTCTTCATTAATTACAGTTACTTCAGTGCCAGGCTTTACTACCTTTCCTTTTTTATATCTAAAACCTTCAACATCACTTGCTGACAATAATATTCCTGATGAGGTTTTTATTTCTTCCTCTATGGTTTTTATTACAATGTATTTTCCTACTGGTTTCATAGTTTATTCTTTAGCTCTTGCGTGAGTAATTATTACATTTGTTGTAAGTATTGTTGTTGCTACACTTACTGCGTTTAAAAAAGCAGACTTTGTAACCTTTAAAGGATCAATAACGCCCATCTTATACATGTCTCCCCACTCTTCAGTTTTTATATTTAACCCCTCATGACCAGGATCATACATAAGTTTTTCCTGTCTTGAATTAGATATATCTAACCCAGCATTAGCATAAATTTGCAACAATGGTGCGCGAAGCGCACTCGCGAGTATTTTTCCAGCAACCCCATTGTTTTTATCTTCCATGTAAGTTGCAACTTTGTAAAGTGATACACCACCACCAGCAACAATTCCCTCTTCAAGTGCTGATCTAACTGCACATACCGCATCTTCTATCCGATCATACTTCTCTTTTTGCTCCACATCAGAGTTACCTCCAACATAAATAGCTCCTATAGATCCAGATAAACTAGCAATTCGTTCATTTATAAACTCTCTGTCAGATACAATCTCTGTATTTTCTTGTTGCTCTTTTAGATCCTCTATTCTTTTCTCAATATCCTCAGTCATCTGGTTATCTTTGATAATAACTGTCTGACTTTTACCAGATATAACCTTATCCGCGTGACCTAAATCGCTTAACGTGATCAGACTAAGATCATCTCCTGTTTTTTCCGAGAAGTATTTAGCACCAACCGACAGTGCAATGTCCTGCATAAGCTCATGTTGCTTGTAACCAAACTGAGGTGGCATAATGTTACACAATTTCAATCCATTTCGTACAACGTTTGCCGCTAATGTTTGAACAACGTTGGTTGATACTGGCCCAATAATCAATAGTTTTTTGTTTTGTTGTATAACTGGTTTCAGCACATTCTCTATCTGAAGAATGTTACTTATCTCCTGGTCACATACCAATATAAGAACGTCTTCTAGGACAGCCTCATCATTTTTTTGGTTTGTAATAAACAGGTTTGATGTGTATCCTCGATCTATTTTTATACCATTTGTTACGGTGGCAAAGGTCATATGGTTTTGTGATCTCTCAACCGTTACAATACCATTCTTACCAACCTGATTGTAAGCATCTGCTATAATTTTCCCCAGGTCATGATCGTTATTGGCCGAAATAGTAGCAACATCCAGAAGCCTGGAGGGTGTTACCTCTTTAGACTGATCCAAAAGACTCTCAACAACCTGCTGGCTTAAACTATTTATGTCTTTTACAACCTCGCTTATATTGTGTTTAGGGGTTAAAAACTCTTCCCCTGCTTTTATAATAGCCTCGGTTAATACAATCGCAGTTGTTGTGCCATCTCCTGCTGAATTAGCAGTTCTTCGCGCAGCATCCTTTAGCATCTGAACCGCGAGGTTTTCTACTGGATCATCCAGGAAAATAGAGTTGGCAACTGTTACACCATCCTTTGTAATAGTCATCCCACCAACATGATCAGGGGATTCTATTATAGAGGTTTTACCGCGAGGGCCAAGTGTACTCTTTACTGCTTTTGAAATTGTTGTGATGCCCTTGATTAATTTGTCGCGACCAGGCTGATCGAACTCAAGGTTCTTAGGAATATAATTGCTCATTTAATTAAATTTGATTTATGCAAATATACAGTTTTTTTTAACATGCTCTAATGTTAGAAATGTTATAAAATTCTAATAATTTAAAACACTAGAATCAATTACTCTATACAAATTAAATATATTTTATTTATCATTAAAAACAAGCATTTTGAGCATAATTATAAAATATAACATTTAAGTTGTTGATATACAGCTATTTAAGTTATGCTTGTTTTGTGCTTAAAATATTTAATAATGCTTATTATGTAAAAAAAAGAGAACCCATAGTGGATCCTCTGTTTATTATTGTTGGTAGACTATAAAAACTTAAAAGACTTTCTCATCTCTGCTCTTTCAATTCCATCTGCTATTTGGTTTACCTTTCGCTCCCTGTCAACAGATTTTTTTATAGAACAAGCTCTAGCAATTCCACTTTCAGAAGGTGGCCTGTTGTTAATTAATCTACCGTTTTTTACAATTAATCCATCCATGATAATTTTTTTAAAGTTATAGTACAAATATACTAAAAATTTTTTTTCAGTTTACACATCAATAGGTTTAGGGTTATGGTGGTTTTAGAGAGTGATGGCCTCAAAAAAAAAAGTCGTTTTTTTTAAAACTTTTTTTAACTTTTGAGATTTTTTTCTGCGTTTTTTTGAAATTCTCTACCCCTGAAGCATCAACCAGTGACTCACAGCTTTGAAACGTATACATCCCAGCACTGGCGGTAGCTTTCATCTGTTTGTCTCTGCTAACCAGATGCATCCAGATAGATACAATCTGACTGGCAACTGGTACTAAGTTGTATGGATCAATGAATGTTGGAAATTTAAAAGAGAATTGATCCTAACACGACAAGGATCAATTGTTGTCTCCATCATCGATGTTTGTTATAATCCTCTCAAGGGGATAACCTTCCCTTAATACCAGTACGAGTATATAATA